GAGGAGGACTTCCCCAATCAAAGCTACCACCAAAGTTTGCTGGCGGAGGACTTCCCCAATCAAAGCTACCACCAAAGTTTGCTGGAGGAGGTGTTCCCCAATCAAAGCTACCACCAAAGTTTGCTGGCGGAGGACTTCCCCAATCAAAGCTACCACCAAAGTTTGCTGGAGGAGGTGTTCCCCAATCAAAGCTACCTGTAACGGGCGGAGGACTTCCCCAATCGAAGCTACCACCAAAGTTTGCTGGCGGAGGACTTCCCCAATCAAAGCTACCACCAAAGTTTACTGGAGGAGGACTTCCCCAATCAAAGCTACCACCAAAGTTTGCTGGCGGAGGACTTCCCCAATCAAAGCTACCACCAAAGTTTGCTGGAGGAGGTGTTCCCCAATCAAAGCTACCACCAAAGTTTGCTGGAGGAGGTGTTCCCCAATCAAAGCTACCACCAAAGTTTGCTGGAGGAGGTGTTCCCCAATCAAAACTTCCACCAAAGTTTGCTGGAGGAGGTGTTCCCCAATCAAAGCTACCTGTAACGGGCGGAGGACTTCCCCAAGTAAAACTTCCGGTAACAATCGGAGCTGGACCAAATTTAAATTCTGTATTAACAACAGGAGCTGGACCAAATTTAAATGCCGTATTTACAACAGGAGCTGGACCAAATTTAAATGCCGTATTTACAACGGGAGCTGGACCAAATTTAAAAACCCCACCAACAGCAGGTGCAGGACCAAATAAGATTAGAGTATCAACTGTTGGAGCAGGGCCAAATTTCAAATCCGCACTAATATTTGGAGCGGGACCAAACTTTAGATCCGCACTAATATTTGGAGCGGGACCAAACTTTAGATCCGCACTAACATTTGGAGCAGGACCAAATTTCAAATCTGCACTAACATTTGGAGCAGGACCAAATTTCAAATCTGAACTAACATTTGGAGCAGGACCAAATTTCAAATCTGAACTAATATTTGGAGCAGGGCCAAATTTCAAATCTGCACTAACATTTGGAGCAGGGCCAAATTTCAAATCCGCACTAATATTTGGAGCAGGGCCAAACTTTAGATCTGGACTTGATATTGTTGGTGCTGGGCCAAATTTTAGATCTGCACTAATTAAAGGCGATGGGCCAAACTTTAGATCTGGACTTGATATTGTTGGTGCTGGGCCAAATTTTAGGTCCGCACTAACAAGAGGAGCAGGACCAAATTTTAGGTCCGCACTAACAAGAGGAGCAGGACCAAATTTTAGATCTGGACTTGAAACTGTTGGAGCTGGGCCAAACTTTAGATCTGGACTTGATATTATTGGAGCCGGTCCAAATGTAAAACTTCCTTGAGTAGGAACGCTAGGAGCTGGGCCAAATGTAAAACTTCCTTGAGTAGGAACGTTAGGAGCAGGACCAAACTTAAAGTCGCCTCCAAAATTAGTTGTAGGAGCAGGACCAAACTTAAAGTCGCCTCCAAAATTAGTCGCAGGAGCTGGACCAAATGTAAAACTTCCGTTAAAAGAAACTGGCTTTATTTCTATTTTTGGTATTGTTATTTCTGGAGGCGTTATTGATATGACTGGAGTGGTGAAGCTTGGAATTACATCTACTGTTGGTATAACTATTTGAGGTATATTAGGTATATCGGGGAAAATACAATCAAAACTTGGTATGTTGGGAAAAACAGGAGGAGGAGGAATTGGTATGATCGTTGGAACAGTTGGAGTTGATTCTGGTATTGTTGAGGTTTTTCTTTTTATAGGAGTCTGAAGTACAGAGCAATCGTCGTTGCTCACGGTTACTATAGGGTCTATAGTTGAATTGGGAGCATATGTGTGAGATCCAGATTGTATAGATGTTGTAAATTGTCCATCTCCAAAATCCAATCTAAAATTAGTGTATGTTCCATTTATTACAATAGTATAGTCTATTGTTGTTCCTTCGCAGACCAATGCGGGATTTTCTACTATTTCTAATACAACCTCAGGGCAAAGTTTGTCATCTGGGCACAGTGGCTGAGCTTCTAACTTTTCTATTTCATTTTCTAAATTAATTAGATAATCTTCTATCGACAAAACAACATCAACAATTTGATTGTGATGTTCAGCTATAACATATCCTCTAACCCAAGACCCCTCTGAATTAAATTTTGTTTGTTTGCCTCCAATATTCCTTGCACATCTTTTCAACTTAAAAATTTTACCTGCAGAGTTTTTTTCTACTGAGTCGTAATAAAAAAGCTCTCCCGATAAATTTGCAAATCCATTATCAGCCCATTGTTCTTCTTCATTGTCTTTAACTGGTTCGATTTCTATTTCTTCCGACCAAGCGGGATTATTTTTTACTAGTTTTGCTTCACTTGTATTAAATACAAGAAACAATGTTCTGTTTGAATCTATACCCAAAGGGTATCTTGGTTGCGGAGGAAATCCTATTGCCATAATAACTTATTTATATTAATAAATTCCTAATTTAAATTGTTGTTCAGACGGCCTAATACCAGCAGAAGAAAATGTCAAATCGGTTCCGTTGAATTTAATAAATGCTTTTTCGCTATAATCGAAACTAAGATAAGCAATTTTATCGTTGTCTGATGCTGCTAATAAGCTATTTGATTCGTCTGAAAAATTTGTGGCATTTCTATCTTGAAGCGATCTAAATGATAAAGTTGAAGAACTAGATCTTCCAACTTCCCAAGTTAGTGTCGTGTCATTCCAAGCCGAAATATCTCCTGAATTATTGAAGAAGAAAACTCCGTTAGAAAGCGTTATAAGTTGACCCTCAGTCTTTGCCCCCCCTATCATGTCAGGCAATCTAGTTAATATATTGTAAGCATCTTCTAAATTCCCATTAGTCCTATAGAAATCAGCAATTCTAAAAAAGTCATTCACCGATGAATTCCTTAGCAAATAACCAGAAGAGTCTTTCCAGGTGCTTCTATATGTGCAAAAATATCCATTTGAAGGCTTTGTAAAATTTACAATTTCTGTATCTTGAACAAAATTTGATGGATGAGAAAGTAATTCTTCAGCTCCATTTTCAAAATCTGAAGCTTGTAGAAATACTGTATTCAAAATTGCTAAATTGCTTAGACTGTAGTCAACTCTGCTGTTATCTGCTAGATTTTCTCCTGAGGCTTGATTGTCGTAAGAACCAAATACAAAATATATTTTTTCGCTCGAAACAAGAGAGGCCCAATTCCAGCTTTTAGATATTGGATCCAATGATTCATAAGTGTCATCAAATGCTTTGTATTTTTTAATTAAAATTTGCTTTTCATCTGTGTTGGCTCCACCTTTTGCCCAAAACAATAAAGATTCACCACCATCCCCGGAAGAATCTAGATTTTTTTGGGCAAAACCAACATTTCTGTCAAATTCTTTTTGAGCTCTAAACTTTGCATCTGATTCGAATACATTTGAGCCTAGGTAATCCAAAAAAGAATTATTTCTTGTAATATAAATTTCTTGATTGCCTAACTTTTTAAAAGTTTCACTTACCAATCCAAATTCCCAAGCTCTAATGATACCGCTTGAATTTGTATTTTTATTTTTAAAACTATAAAGCCACAAATTTTGTTTCTCTATTATATCTATAGCGTTTTCATATTCTGTAATTCTATAAGATCCAAATTTAGTATCTACTCTTAAAGTAATATTATAATACCCTCCAACCGAGTATAGTGCTCTTGTATAATTTGAATTAGAATGATCTAACTCATCTCCTAAATCCCATGTGTATTCTACTATTGGATCTATTGGCTTTTGATTTTCATCTAAAAGTTCTCCTGCAAAAGACCTGTTGGAGCTAAATGTCGTTTGTTGAACTTCTAAATCTATAAAATCAGAAATAGATGATCTTATTTTTGGCGGAGTGTCATAGCCATCGTTAGAAATTACTCCTTCGTATAATATTTGATTTGATTTATTATTTATATTTATAATAGCTTTTTCTGGAGCCTGTATCTTTGCTGTTATTAATTCATCAAAAACAACTACATCTTCTCCATTTTCATTTATTACTGTAAGAGTGACGTCGTAAATTCCAGGAGTTTCATAACATTTTGTAATTTCTCCTCCATCAAGATCTCTAAATCTTACATTTGTCATCTCTGTTGCCGAGTCGGTAACAGAGACTACTCCATAATCAGGCGTTGTGGTTGATAAAAAGCAGTCCCCACTAGGAGGACAAACGGATATTGTTGAAGTTGTATGGTCTCCAAAATCCCAAATAAAAATTGTATTTTCATCAACTCTTAGGCTTTCTTCTTTAAAAGTAACGCAAAAAGGAATTATTCCCATTCTCCTATCCACAGAAAACCAAGCTCTTGGTTTTAAAGCTAATTTTTTAATAAAATTTATTCTTCCTGTTATTGTTGGACCAAAAGGAATCAAATCTGTTTGGTCTTTTATTCCAAGAAAAGTTTCTATTGCAATCAATGCGTCTTTTAGATGGTTGTGATGCTTGTCCATAACATTCATTGTCACATTTGTTATTTTTTTTGGCTTTATAAAGTCTTCAAACTCTGGTAATAGCTCTAGTCCTTCAAAAGTATTTTCTGTTCTAGAAGAATAATAGAAACTTATTGCTCTTTTGTCTATTTCGCTGCACTGTTCAGTTAAAGTTATTATTCCTGTTGGAGGAAATCTACTCATCATTTCTTTTTCGGCAGATTCATCTTCTATGTAAATAACTTTGTCCCCAGGATTGTAATCGTTCAATAATCTTACTCTAAGAGAATCATGAACAAGAAATAAATTGTCATCAGTGTCTAGTGAAGAGGGATAATTTGTTGGCGAAGGTATCATGAAACTATTACCTCTTTTGTTAAAAATATTCTTTTTATTTGTTCGTTTGCAAAAACAACTATAAGAGAAGGATCATAAGTTCCTGGTTTTTCATAAATATGAGTTATTTCATGTTCGTTTGGATTTTCTATAACAACATTTTCAGATCCGTCTCCAAAAATCCAAAATCTTTGTTTTACTTCTCCATCTGTTTGATCAACAAATCTAAATTCTGTTGGAGAAGATTCATTTAATTCTGCTGTTTGTTTTGATACTCCTATATTTGGACTAGAATAAAAAAATGCTTCTGTTGTATCATTGGAGATATTTATATAATTATTTTTTGTTGATAACCCCTGCCCGCCACTACTAGTGATTACACTTAATTTTATACTGTATGTTCCTTCTGAAAAAAATGTGTGTGTTGGATTTTTTTCTGTGCTTTGAGTTCCGTCTCCGAAATCCCATAAATATCTTACTATATCTCCGTCTGAAAAGTTTTGAAATCTAACTTTCAATCCTGTTTTTCCTTCTTTTGGAAAAGCTCTAAATGAAGCTTTGGGAGCTAAAAATCTTGCCTCTAGTGTATTAAGTCTTGAATTTAAACTATTAGCTTGCGGATTTGCTTTAGTTCCAATTTTTTCTTCTATATTTAGAATTGCATCTTTTACTGCATTGTGAGGTTCGGCAGTAACTGCGTTGGTAGCCCAAGACCCAGCCGACCATTGATTTTGCCTAGACCCGGCAAATCCTCTTGTTAGTTCTTTGAATGTATCATTAGTTCTTAGACCATAATATATCAATTCAGCAGCCCCGGATTCACCTGGCGGCGGCCCTATTCTTAGAAGTCCTTTTTCTGGAAAAGAAGAAGCATTCTCCACTATTACAATTTTACCATTATAGGCCAAAGATGTTCTAAGTTTTGTTTCTGCATTATTTTTAACTTCATAAAGACTGTCTTTGGTATCTTTGCTTCCTGGAAATAAAGATAATGCTCCCGTTGTGTAATTGTCATCTAAACTTGAAAGTCTTCTTGCCATTTTATTCCTGTTTTTCTATTTTCTTATATTCTAAAGCCTTATTTTGTATTTGTTCTAAAATTTTAATCATTTCTATTCTTATTGGTGACTCTTTATTTAGTGCCAAAATGCATTTAACCAATTCTAAATCCAAAGGTTTTTGCAATAAAATTCTCAATTGTAATTCTTGACTTAAATTCTCATTCCAGAACTGTGCATTTGATTCTAAATCGTCATAATTTTTTAGCGGCTCTATTTTTTCTAGTTGTTTATATGCACTTAAGAAAAATGAAGCTTCTTCTTCTGTTTCTTTTAATTTTTTTATTAAATTATTTAAAGAATTTAATAATGATAATTTTTTTCTTTCTAATTTTCTTATTTGAATAACTTTGTATTGTTTATTTAATTCGCTTTTTTCTTTTTTCTTTTGTAAAGCTAAAGTTTTAATTTCTAATAATTTGATATCATCTTTGGCTTCTTCTATGCTTAAATTAATATTATAAATAGATTCTGTTCTTGCGTCTAATTCTTTTAGACATTTTTGTAATTTAGATTGAATTGTTAGCTCTTTTCCCAAAACAAAATGTTTTAGTTGGAAAAAAGTGTGCCTATTAGATACTTGTCTGTCACATAACAATTTTTTTGATTCTTCGTATATTTCATTTGCCATAATAAATCTCCTTCTATAATATAGAAAAGACCTTTGAAAATTAGGCAAAAATAAGAAAGCCTAGCAAATTTTAATTCCTAAAATAGACTTGAAATTTGCCCCTTTTTCTTTGGCATCTATAGCCCAAAAAATCCTAGATGTTTCTAATGGATTATCCGATAAATTTCCTACGGATTTGAAAAAATTTTTATTTATACAAAGTCCATTTAAAGTGCAGTTGTAAAAAGAATTATTTATTTTACATGGATAGCCATTCATATTATATTCTATAATAAGCGGATAAACTATGTCTTTTTCACTATTAATCCACATCGAATATTTTTTTACTAGATTTTTACAAATTCTTGATCCTTCCATTACTAAAACTGACCATTCTGTAGTGCTTTTTTCAAAACCTTTATTAATTAAAGAAGTAATAGTATTTCCGCTTTTATAAGTTGTACATATAAGCTTCATTTCTTTATAAGGATCTGGTTTTATAGACTTATTTGCAGAACAAATTATAGGTTCATTTGGATATTCATTCTTAATAGAACGGATAGTGTTCTTTAGCCCTCCGATGTTTCCATCGAGGGATAATATTATAAATCCTAAATTTAACATAAAATATTTATACTGGAATTGGCGGCGGCGGAAGGGATTGATCAAAATCTATAACTACTAGATCGCCAGGAGATATTGCTGAATTTAATGAAAATTCTCCTGTAGAGGGACTTTCTGAGGCCACATAAAGTTCAACCCATTCTGAAGCTTCATTATTTGGCACATTAATAGAAGGATTTGGAACAAACTCTCCTGGAGAGTATATTCTCATTCCATTTACATACACTCTAAGAGACCCTTCAATATAAGGAGTATTAGTTGATGTGGTTATAAAATCTAAATAATTAGGCCCAGAAGGATTACTATGTGCAGGAAATATGCCGTAATTATGCCTGTGTGCAGCGTGTGCAGGAAAAGCAGAATGAATTCTAAGTATATCTGGAGCTTGAAAATCAAAGATTACAGTATCAGAGCCTTTTAGTCTTAAGGTTCCGCTAGTAAGAGTAACATACTCAGGAGTTGTTGATATTGAAGATATTGTAGCGGAAATTGGAATCATATCTTCAATTTCTATATAAAGCTTATTAGCTTCTGATTGAATTAAAGATAACTTGTCTCTTTCATCTGCTGTCATTCTTACATAATCTATTCCTTCGTAGTTTCCATCTTCGTGTGCCCCTATATTATGCAAGCAGGCGTTAACCGCTTCGTATTTTAAATGCCCATTATCTTCCAAAGCGACAGACAATCTATTATTTAGAGAGCCTACTGTCCCACATGATGCTCTAAGTATTTGTGAGTTTATATCAACTTGAGCATTTACTAAGTCAATTCTAGTTAATATATTTTTTAATGGCAAATTATCATAATGAACATGATATGGTTGATTACCATCGTATAATACTTCTGTTATTTTATTAATTTCTGGCATTTTTACCTTTTAATTCTTTTAAATTATATAGTTCCAGATCTAAAAACATTTGCCAAGCTAATTCTTCACTTAATTTTTTGTTCCACTTTTCTCCGTAATTTCCCAATATTTCTTGGTCTTTTTTTACTTTTTTAATAAAATAATAAATAGTAGAATCTTTTGCGTATCTAATTTCTACATTTTGTAAATTTTTATCATCTGTGTGATTGACCATCCCCGCAAAACCAGTCGGAACTATATAAAACTTTGGATCGGGCAATGCGAATTTGTAATCATTGGCATATCTTGTGCAAATATCAGCCAAAGAGTCTTTTTCCACTTTGAAGCCAATTACTTCTAAAATTTCTCCTTCGTTTATATCTGTAGATGCAAAAACGCCCATTCCGGCATTTTCTATAAGCGAATCTTTAAGATAAAATCTTTTGTCTTTTTCTTCTATTATCATTTTCCCTCTTCAAGAGTATTATGTATAGAACTATAATTTTGTCTTATTGTTAGAGATTTTTGTTGATCTTCTTTGTTTTCTAATTCATTTGGACAAAATTCTATATGGCCCGATCTTAAACTCTCCAAGACATCCCTAATTGTTATTTTTCTATTTAAACAAGACTCTAAGCAGTCCAATAAAAACATTCTTATGTTGGCGTTTATTTCTTTAAGCTCAGCCTTATCTTTTATTTTCTTAATTTTTTCTATAGCTTCTTCTTCTATGTTCCAATCGAACAATTGATTGTCTATAAAAATAGCATTTTTTCCTTCGTATCTTCTTATTTCAAATGGTATTTTTTGCATAATCAGATAAAAGACAATCTCCAATTCCAAGTTATTTGCATCTGGGAGGTTTTGGAAATCCCAGCAAAAGTTGCCATGCTATAAAAATCTCCGCTATTTAATTTAAGAGCCATTTCATTTAATGTAAAATCATTACCTTCATTAAACGGTATGACAGAAGTAAAAATTACTTGTGTGGAATTATTAGGATCTATATTCGAAATTACAGGACGTATTACTCTAGCCGATCCAAAAAGGCCATTTCTATCATCAGATACTATTTTAGGGACGCCAGTTGTCCCCCCGGTATTAATTATGGCTCCGCCATCTCCAAATATCATTTGGCTTATAAAAAAGTCAAAATCATTTCCTATTTGATTTGCAAGACACAATGCTAGAGCAGAGCGTCCTGTTCTGAGTATTGTATTATTAAATTTTATTACATCTTTTGTTCCATTTTTATATTCAATGAAACCTTCAATAGTTCCCTTGCATGCTGAATTTTCTAAATAACTCATGTTTCTTTTTCCTCTATTCTTCCGTCTTTATATTCTATTTTGAAATTAATTTTTTCTTGCTGTTCTGAACTATCTAAAACCTGAGTTCCAGAGTTAAGAACTTTAGCCAACATAGAATTTCCCATTTCTATTTTATTTGTTATTACTTCATTGTTTGAACGATTCATTTGATCAAATGTATGTCCTGGATTTGGAGGATATTTTTGTTCTGAAATAATTAACTCTTGTGGAGAAAATTGATAAATTGAAAATTCTACCGAATCAGTTGGCCAACTTCCCGTAGTGGTCCAGTCCGTATTGGGCCCAGCCAAAGATATAATAGTGCCGTCAATATCTAAAATTGAATAATATTGAGAATTTATAGAAATTAAATAATTTTCTTTAAATTCTGCTGATTTTGTCTTTATCAAGGAGCCATTTTTGCCATTTTGTATTGGCAAATATGTCTCATAATTTATTGGAGAAGTATCTAAAATTAATCCTTCATAATCTAATTGTCCCAAACAATTTTCAACAATTCTTCTGTAAATTATTATGTCTACTCCTCCAACACTAGGAGATTGATAATCTTCAATGTAAAATTGATAAGGATTTACAAAAGATTTAATCTTATATTGATTAGAATCATAGAATAAATAATCTCCAATTTTTGCGTAATTTCTAATGTCATCAATTGGCATAGACTCAGACGCAGGATTTATATCGACTAATCCATCTTCTGAAATTTCAACTCCTGATTGAGAATATATTTTATTAGAAATTCTATATTCGAATTGAGATTTGTCTAAAGGTTCTAACACTTCTCCACTAACAATTTCAAATGAACCTTTAGAAACATTAGATACGCTATATAAACCTGCATGGTAATGATTGAATATTTCTAATAAATTAGAATTATTTAATGGATTTGAATTTTCTATTGTACTTATGTTTATATTATTATTAATAAATCCACTTGATTTATTTCTAAAGTTTGAATTTTGCATGTCATCAATCGAACTCAAACTTGGAGAATATAATTTTATAGATTTATTTCTTCCAACTCCTACACCACCTCCTGTTGTTCTTTCGCTCATCAAACTTAGCAAGTTTCTTTTTATGTTTTGAAAGCCTTGATAAACTGGCTCCCCATTTTCATCAAAAACCAGCTGACCGTCTTCGTCTTTTACTTGGTAATTTCTTATTATTGCCCTGTTGAAGATGTGCTGAGCCTCTCCCGATATTAGAGTTTCTTGTCCAAAAATTGAAACTAATATTGACACATCTTCTATTGGAGATTTTATAAATTCATTTATTGAGCCCAAGAAATTTATTGAATGTATTATTGAATGAAAAGGAACAAATTCTTCTATTATTTGTTTTGATTCAAATATTCTGTCATTTGAAAGATTTTCTATTTCTAGATCGATATTCAATTTAGCGGACTGACATTGGCTGCAAGGATCAATAAATTTTTTGTCTATATCGCAAGGCTTAAAGCTGTCACGAGTTGAACCATTATACTCTTCCATGTTGTATATGTTTTCACTATAAGGAAATTCTGTTCTAATCCTGCCCCAGACAACAGGGTCTTGTATTGGGTGTCTTATTGGTATTATCAAATCAAAAAGAGGATCGTCTTCGTCTATGACCCGCGTATTCCAGTTTTTAACTGGATACTCTTGTTGTCTTTCGTCTCTTTGATCAAATAATTCTAAATTTCTTATATACTGATCCAATATTTGTTCTTGTTCATTTGGCATTTCTTTGAATTGATACAAAATTCGAATAGAATCCCCTGGAGCAAGACTTACGGGATTCTCGGAAAGTTGATGGCCTTGCCAAATTATGTAATAATCTGTTCCGTCTTGTTCTAAAGAAATATAATTTATATTTAGAGAAACCCAATCAGAAGAATACTCTGAATTTTTTGGTCTGTAATATATTTCAAAATTATTTTCATCTATGGGGGTAATTATATTTTTAGACAAAAGAAAAACATTAGAGTCGGTGACTGTAAAAGATTCTTGATGTGTATATTTGGATAAAACTTGCCATAATTTTCCAATTCTTAGAAGCTGTATTCCAGCATCAGCCAAGGCGGTTTTCAAACCATCTTTTGTTCCTTTTTTCTTGAAATTAGGAATTGCCTTTTTTATTTGCCTTCTCCATAGAATAGGATCATTAGATTTTAATTTTAAGTTAAATAAATTGGACAATAAAGGCAATAATTGCTCTTGTGTAGAATTAGAGTCTAATAAATCAATTATTTGATTCGCTAAATCTTCTATAAAAGTAAAACCCTTAGCCACAGATCCGTTTAGTTCCTGAAGAACATACGGGGTTAGATCTCCATCTGATATGAAGTTTTTAAACATATCAGGAAGATATTTTTCTAATAAAATTTCATATTTATTTTCTTTTGTAAAGTGAGTTGGTATTGAATTGTTTAGTTTTGGGTCGCCAAGCAGTCTAAAAGTCATATGAGCAGAAAGACTATTTCCTGCCAAGTTTGGAGTCCAATTCCAACATATAAAATAATCTCCTTCTCTTAGTCCAATAGGACTCCAATCTAGCGTGAAAGAACCCTCAGAAACTTCTGCTAAAGAATTTTCAGAATTAACTTTTTGGGATAGTTCTGTTGGCACAAGATCTGGATTTAACCAAGCGGGAAACAACTCTCCAGCCTCGTCAACATATCCTCCAAAAACTTTAATTGGATCTGCTTCTTTAAAGAAAAAAGAAGATGTAGTTTTTGAATTTTCTAAATCCAATTTCACAGAGTTTAATTTGGATAAATTATCTTGATTAGGATTTGAACAAACTTCAATTTTTAAATTTTCATATTTTTCTTTTTTAGATTTATCGTAAATAACATTTGCGTATTCAGAAACAGTAGAATCTGTGAAATCTCTTGAAACAAAGTATATTGTTACTTTATTTATTTTATATGGAGTTTTAGGACAACCAGATGAGTCTGTTGTTTTTATTTCAAATCTTAATTGATCTGTTATTTTAATGTCTTGATCTATTCCTACTGTTTTTAACATTTTTTTCCTATGAATACATAAATGAAATGTTTATATCATTTGGCCTTATAATTTCGTAGTACTTAGCAGTCACAAGAGAACCTGAATTTTTTTCGTCATTTGTAGTAAAGACTATATCTATTCCTTGAACTTCTTTCACAGCAGACAAATATTTTGAAATATCAGATTCTCTTAAGTTTTGTCCGAAATCCCAATTATTTAAGCTAAAAAATTCTTCTACTTTAGATTGAATTTTTTGTTTTATTTCTTGTTCAAATTTTTTATTTATTCTAAATAATGTTGCTTCTATTGAAACGTCAACTTCTATTATTTGACCGTCTTTTATGCATATAAAGTCTGTTAGCATCTTTTTTTCTTCAATAAAATTTGCCAAATCCATTTTCAACTCATCAGAAGCTTCTTGAAGATAAAAATTAGAATCTTGTTTGGCCAATATATAAATATCAACAACATTTCCGGCACAACCATGGTTTCTAAGAATGGCTGTTGATTTCCCTATTTGACCGTGATAAGCAGTATAAAATTGATCTGTTAGAGTTTTATAATCATCGCCTGTAACTGCTCTGTTTTGCGTTCTCAAATATACAGGCAATTTTCTTCTAATGTCTTCTATTGTATCTCCATTATATCCGTACTCTCCTTTTGTATAGTTTCTTAAAAATACAGGAATATTAAAAGGAGTTCCAAAAACCCCAGCTTGTCTTTGAGCCTCAACAAATCCTGTTACTATGTTTCCTCTGGTGCCTCCTCCAACTCTATATGTAATCTCTATTACGGATCCATTTGAAGGGCTAAGTCCTGCTCTATTATTTCCAAACATTACGTAAGATCTGTATTCTGAATCAAATTCTACTCTATATTCTTTTCTTGGTTGAGAATCAGTGAAATAATCCACTTGGTCCCAAATTACTCCATCTATTCTAACGGTTATAGAATCGTATATTACTGATGCGAATCTAGTTGGATAAGATTGTAAAATCTGTCCATTTCCAGAATAAGTGTCTACTATGGTCTTTCCTTCAAGCCCAATAATTGAAGAATTAACAGAAGATCCTGCTGGTATTATTATGTCTTGATCAAATATTGGATTGTTGTCAGCATCTGCTGGGAATAATTCTATTGTAATTGCCTCTCCATTAGATGCCACTTCTAATGCTATCGGAGCCGACAGAACTATGTCGCTATTCAAGGTGGTATTTAAGCTTGCTGTCCATAATGATCTAGACGGTATTGGCGGAGTGGGTTTAAATCCTACTAGTTGAGAAAGCCTAAATGCATTGTCTGTTTCAGTTACTGTATCAATGAATAGCTCATTGACCATTTGGTCTATTTTGAATGATAATGTATCTGCGATGAACGCCCAGTTCTCCATTAGCATTATTGCTATGGAGCCTTCAACCAAATCATTAAATGTATTTGGTATTGTGTTGCCATTTTCACCAAATCTTTCATTAATAAAATCTACTAATTTATTTTTAAGAGACCAAAAATCTTGATTTGTATAATTTAAGTTGGGTACTTTTTCGTTTTTAATTAATGAAGATTTGTTAAAAGGGTTTATTTCAAATGGGCAATTTTCTTGCATTTTATCCTCCGATAGGAATTTCTAATTTTAATTCTTCTAATTTTTGAATATCTTCAAAGTTCGTAAATAATATTCTTATTAATAGAATGTGTTGAGTGTATTGTTTGGCATCTTCCCGATTCAAATAGTTATTCACCTCAGAGCCATTTATAACTTCAATTTCTTGAACCGCTATTCTAGGCTCCCAAACAGCTATTGAATCTGCTATCGTTTGTCTTACTTGACTAATAACACTAGGATCATTTGGTTCGAAAAAATATTTTCTTAGCGGGGTCCCAAATTCAGGCAACATTACCCGTTCTCCAGGCTCAGTTAGCAAAAGAATCAATAAATCAGATTTTATCTGATCTATATCTGTTTGGGTTCTAAAAAATCCCATTGGATGTCTAGTTATTGGATAAGGTGCTCCTAAAAAACTCATCTCTCTACTCTCCTATCTGAATAATCTTTTGTGTTATTTTCATTTTGACAATCACATGGACTTGGGCATGGATCTGGGCACTTAGCAAATGGAGATAATTGAAATATTGATATACACTGAGATGGGAAAGAAGCTGATGCAAAAACTCTGTCACTAGCTCTAAGTTTTCCATTTATCAAAACAGCCACGGGCCCAACGCAAGGGCTGCAATTAAAGTCTATCTGCTCAGCGTTTGGTGGCGGTGGACAGTCCTTTCCAGCCATTAATAGTATTAACTTATCGGCCAAGAATGCGTGTATTTCTGCTTTATTAAAGTAAAAATTACAAGAATAATGAATTGAATGCTGAGAAACAGCTGTAAACCAATTTCTAGGCCCTAAACAACCGCCTGCACAAAATTCATCTTCTGATGAGGAGGCACCAACTCCAACAATCGTAGTGTGATCACCTTCTGTAACACAGACATAATCACCAGCAGCTTTTATAAAAATGTAGCCGCAATTAACATCTTCTTGCATTCTTATTATATGTGGTCCGCAACAAGCGTCGTATTGAGGAGCCATTAATTGAATATATTGTGTTTGAGTATCTGTTTGATGATGATCATCTCCCATGTGCATCTCCAAACCATACCCAGTTCTTATTTTAACAAACGCATCAGTTGCTTTGTTTATTGGAGTTCCGCCTTCTCTTCTATTTGGACTACATTGCTTGTTGTGATGATCTATCATTTGAATGGTGTGATTTGATGTGCTTTGCATCGTAATCCCACGCTTAGGTCCAGCGTCATCCTTGCCACATTTAGATGAACAACTACAATTTTTACATGTGCATTCGCAACTGTTTGAATCATCATTTAATTCTATCTTGTTGCCGGTTGAAGTTAATATTCTAATAAAATTTTCGTTGCCTCTAAGTCTTGGCTTGCCGTCTGGCTCTACGTCGCTCATCATCATATAATGACCATGAGCAGATTTCCAAACAGTAACTCCTTTGAACTCGCCGTCAGAATCTCCATTCTCATCTACTGGGCATCCGTAATTGAATGGTTCCAAAGATTTTTCCCATTCATTTGTTCCGGTAGGTTCCTTAACAGAGTCGTCCATCCAAAATGTATGACCACTTAAAGATGTTAATTGTATTCCAGTTTGCGGCAAAGTAACTTTGTCTACTTTATTATTTTGACAATTTTTTGGACCTTGATAGGGCCTGCATTCATTCTTGTGCTTAAAATAAGGATTGGCACAAGTGTCATCAAAGGCTTTTGTTGGACAATCTTCTAGTTGTTCAATTGGCTCGTCGCCTTCATTACATTTACTTACATCTCCTCCACCGCAACCGCAATCTGGATGGGCCCACTGAGCGGTGGGGTGAACCTTATCATCTTTAAAAATTAGATGATTTCCTTGAGCAGATTTTATTTCTAATCTTTGCCAACGGAAATTACATTTATAATTTCCATCGACCATTTTGATCATATTTTTTTGTGGAGTTTTCCATCCATATATGTTTGGATAAGTTATTTTGTTTTTAGCATCCTCATCTTTTTCAAAGTCTGTAATTGAGGTTATATCATTTCCATTATAATTTTCTGTGTTCCATGGAGGAAAAACTTGGGTTTCATTTGGACCCACCATATATCCGCCTCTATGGCCCCTATGTATTTTTTCGTATTCTTCAATTACATAATCCCAACCTTTGCTTCTATCTCTGTCCCAAGTTGTCCCAATATAATATCCCCAATTCCTATTTCCTGCTTCAAATAAAATGCATAATTTACTTCCTGCCGGAGGAACCCAAGTGCAACCACAATCATCCCATCCTCCTTGATTAGAAACTGGATAAGCCCAAGGCAAAGCTTTGATTGGAGTTTTATTAATATGTAATAATGGGCTAAAAAATCTTACTCTTCCTTGTTTCCAAGGATCTATTGTTTCGATGCATATTGCAGTGTGTAAAGGAAAAATTGATGTTGCTTGTGGGGGAATTCTCCAAGAAGCCTTAATTTCACTTTGAACTATATTTCTAAGGTCATAGCCCATGTCAGCAAATTTTTCTTCAACTTGACGCAATCTCATGCCCAAGTTGCTAATTTGCTCTGGCATTGATAAATTAACTATATTTTTTGGCTCATTATTAACCACAAGTTCCTCCGACGCTTATTCCCGTGTCGTTTGCACCCAAGGTATTTCCCCCGTCTAATTCGACTCCTGGACTTGGCAACACTAATTTTAATGTAGTAACAAATGAGCCTTCTTGAACAGAATGGTTTATTCCTAAAACCATCCACTCTTTATTGCTATAAAATGGGTGACACTCGGCTTTTTTTAAGAAATCTCCGCATTTTCCATTTCCTCCTCCTTGAATATAAAATGGAGCAATAACAACTATAGAACATCTATATCCTGAAATTAATCTAAAAAATTTATCTTCCACTAGCCCTACAACTCTTAGTTCTGCCGTGATCGCGGCTCCCTTTACATCCACTAGTCTTCCAGCAGCTAAATGTCTTTGTTGAGATTTATTGGCTTCGTCTGGAGCCTCTGTTCCATCTGAATAAACAGAAGCCTGTGTGACAGTTGTTGTTTGCTCAGGTCCAGCGTTATCTCCATGTTTTTTTTCACACTCTGATTTTCCGTCTTTTTCTTTAAATACGTTTTTAGATTCAAGCGGACCTTTAGTTGTTCCTCCACTTGCAAAAGCTGCCATTGCACTAACAAAGTCAAAAGTAGGATTAAACTCTAGGACATTGCTGCACTTTCCTGCATTTACTATAAAAGTTCCTAAGTGAAGATTAGGATTTAATTTCTCGCCACAAGCGGGAGTTGGATCCCTTAATACTATCAAGTCATCAGGATTCTCAGGGTCATGTATTAGAATTGCACCTTTGCCATCTTTTCCATCATCTATTCTGTAAGGCTGAATCCAATTCATTATGGTTGCATATTTATTTAAACTATCTCCTTGCCAAGCTGCTTTTGCACCTTTTTCTCCATGCCTAACCCATTTGTGACTTCCGCATTTAAGTTCTCCACTTTCTTCATACCAACAAAATCTACACTTTATTGGAGGGTATTTTTGACACAAAGCTTGTATTGCCTCCTCTAATTTCATCTCTTTTTCTCCTATTTCCTCTCCAAAAGTTTCGTCTTGTCTCCAATTTTGAACAACAGCTTCACAAGAAGAAAAATTTATTATAAATTTTATTAATCCATTACTTAAATTTGATTGTATGCTTAATATTAGAGCGGTCATAGTAGGCGACCAAGCAGCTCTACCGCTAGTAGAACCGCAATCGGTAATAGTCCATCCTATTCTATATTTAATTTCTGTTCTTGATTCAAATCTTTTTGCACATTTTTGAACAGAGTCTAAAAAAACTGATAGTTGACTTCCTTCTTCGTCTACCACTTCAAGCTTTCCTTGATTTGTGTCTATAAATCCAAAATCTATTGATTTCACAACGGCCTTATTAGGATTGGATGGATATGAATCATTGCCAACTGTAATTTTGTTTGAGCCGTTAGCTATAGTTACCTCTATTAAGGGAGCGGAGTTATGTGTTGGGCTTGCTTTGCCAAATGGAGCTTTGTCATAAATAGGATCGGCTTTATATTTTTCCCCACAACCCTTTAAACAATTAGGTTTCGGCTGATCAGGCATAAATGTTCCTCGGTAGTATAATTGTTTTACCTGCTTTGAAATCAAGTATGTCTTTAATGTTGTTTACTTCCATAATCCGCCACCAGAAATCAACAGTTCCATATCTTTCTCTAGAAACTAAATCAGGTCTATATTGCATCCTTGCAGGTATTACTGTAACCTGATCATCTCTAGAAACAACAAATTGTTTCTTTTTGTAGCTTTCAAAAGTTATGAACTTCTCATCAGAATAGTATATTACCTTGCTATCTTTATATCTGCTAGTTGCTGTGACAAATCTACTTGGATTAATGTTTGGATATTCAATTTTATTTGCCATTTTATACCCCCATGTTAAATATTCTTTGTTGGCCTGGCAAATCTGCACTTGAGTAAACCACATCCCAGGTTGTATCTACATCAAATTTCGTAGGAGTAAATGCGTCTCTGTCACTTTCTTCGTCGGCATGCCAAGCTACATCAGTAGGAAATTTTACTGAGTAGTTTTTTAATATAACGCAAACTTCACCTTCTTTAGAAAGGAGTTTTCCACATTTTATTTTACAAACTGGAGGGGGTATAAAAGGAGCATCATTTTCTCCCTCTCTGGGATAACACGCACTTTGTATGGCTCTTAAGTTTTCTAAATTAGTTTTAACATCCTCGGGTTTAGAAATAATAAAATGTATTTGCATTGTTATAGATCTGTTGTCTGACTGCGAATAAGTTTTTAATGGAGAGGCTCTGCCTATTACGACTTCGTCACTATAGTTTGCAGATTTAGTGTCACTTATATCCGGGAGGTTATCTAATATTATTTTTTTTGCTCCTGGAATGTCTATGTAACACTCATTTATTGGTATTAATGCACCACCTAGTTGCGTTGCTTTAGGCATTTTCTATTTTCCTCATCATGTTTCACCGTTGTTTATTATCGATCTGTTTGGAGTTCCTGCAACTTTTCCATATTTCATTTTTCCAAAAGTAGCAGAGTGCATAGGTCTTCTAGGATCTCTAGTAGACCCCGCTTCTGCTCCTGAAGACCCAGATAAGTTATATCCTCCTCCTCTAGGTTTCATTAGAGCAACAAGCTCTTGAATTCCTTCTCTAATTTGTTCAAGCTCATCAATTTGCTTATAGGAAACTTCCTCGATTCTTGATAGTTCATCACTTTGTAATTTCCCTGAAGCAGGTTGATTAGCCGCCTTCTCTCTTAATATAGTTTGTGTAATATCTCTTAAGTGAATTGGCTGAACTTCGTTAGTAGGCTTATTCGCATCAGTAGCTTCTACTTCCGATGGTCTTGCCATTGGGATGGCTTGTTTTTCTATTATTAATTTATTATTTAATACATTATTAACAATTTTTTCTATTTGCTCTTCTGGTGTTTTTGGTGTTTCCTTAGCTGCAAATGTTGATTTCAAACCACCTAATAAACTAGATCCAATAGACTTTAGTCCCTCCCAAGCAGACGACCCGGCAGATTTAATTCCAGACCATAACCCCGATCCTGCACCCTTAATGCCGTCCCATACAGAAGATAATGCTCCTCCTATTAAATTTCCTCCTTTTGAAAGTTTGTCTCCTATCCACTTAGCTCCATCCCAAGTTTTTTCTCCTATCCATTTAGCACCACCTAAAATTGTTGATCCAAATATGTCAATTCCTGTAGATAAAACAGGGCCTATAAGTGGCACGGACCCGGCTATTCCACTTGCCAAATTAGTTAGTGCTCCTCCAACATCTCCTTTTATGAGAGAAGCAATTGCAAATCCTGCTCCTGCAACTGCCCCTACGAATGGAAGTTTTTTCATAAGACTTTTCCCGCCAGAAAGCCCTAATTTAGATACCAAATTACCGGCCTTTCCAAACAAATTGCCCAATATTCCAGATCCTTTATTTATACTTGAAGCTACTTTTGGACCAACATCACTTGAGGCTCCAAATAAATTGCCAATAATTCCTTTTCCTTTGTCTAATATTTTAGATCCAATTGAAGTTGCTTTTCCAACTACAGATTTTCCTAGTCCTTTTGTTCCTTCCCATGCTTTAGAAGCTAAATTCATAACGGATTGACCAAGTCCTTTTCCTTTCTTCCATATACTAGATCCAATATTCAATATTGATTCTCCAAGATATTTTGCTCCACTAAAAGCTTTAGAAGAAATCCATTTGGATCCTTGTGCTACTGAGTTGCCTAGTGACTTGGCGCCATTCCATACTGTAGAAACATAATTTGCATACGCCTTGCCCGCCCATTTAGCACTATCTAGAGCTTGAGAGCCTATTGATTTAGCTCCATCCCAAGTTTTAGATCCTATCCATTTAGCACCCTCTAGAGCTTTAGATCCTAGTGATTTGGCTCCACTCCATACTGTAGAGGCATAATTTGCATAAGCCCCACCTAAAGATTTCGCGCCATTCCATATTGTTGATCCTAATGATTTAGCTCCATCTAAAGTTTTAGTTCCTAGTGATTTAGCACCTTCCCATGCTTTAGAACCTATCCATTTAGCACCATCTATAGTTTTGGTTCCTAGTGATTTAGCACCTTCCCATGCTTTAGAACTTATCAGTTTGGCTCCATCTAGAGTTTTAGATCCTAGTGACTTTGCGCCTTCCCATGCTTTAGAACTTATCAATTTGGCTCCATCTAAAGCTTTAGAACCTAAGGATGCAGCTCCGTCAATTAAACTTTTTCCAAATAAATCTATACCTGTTGACAGTACAGGCCCAATTCCTGGAATGGCTCCTGCTATTCCGCTTGCTAAATTAGTTAAGGCTCCGCTTACATCTCCAGATATCAAAGAAGATATTGCTCCTACGCCTCCAGCTATTGCTCCTATTCCTGGAATTTTTTTCATTATCCCCATGCTAGCACCACTAAGCCCTGCATTTGCTATTAGTCCTCCTGCTTTTCCTAGAAGACCGCCTCCTGCATTTGCTATTAGTCCTCCTGCTTTTCCTAGAAGACCACCTCCTGCATTTGCTATTAGTCCTCCTGCTTTTCCTAGAAGACCACCTCCTGCATTTGCTATTAGTCCTCCTGCTTTTCCTAGAAGACCGCCTCCTGCATTTGGCATCAAGTTCTTACCAAATTCAAATGCTTTACTGGCGTAACCAGCTATAGTTGGTGCCAAACTCTTACCAAATTCAAATGCTTTACTGGCGTAACCAGCTATAGTTGGTGCTAAACTCTTACTAAATTCAAACGCCTTACCAGCATATCCAGCTATAGTTGGTGCCAGACTCTTACTGAACTCAAATGCTTTACTGGCGTAACCAGCTATAGTTGGTGCTAAACTCTTACTAAATTCAAACGCCTTACCAGCATATCCAGCTATAGTTGGTGCCAGACTCTTACTGAACTCAAATGCTTTACTGGCGT